AACAGCCCTGTAGCTTCAACTCAATGGCGCCGTCGTCGGCTCTGCATCGCGCCAGCCGGTAAGCGTCGGGCGCTCCCTTCTCAACACGGGCGGCGGCGATTTGGTGCCCGACTGAAAACGTCAACGCGCCGGTTTGGCTTTCGGTGCTCATGCCCCCACCCCCACCAACCGGCGAGCGGTGGTCTGTGAGCAGCCCAGCCGCTCAGCGATCACCCGATAGGTGAGCCCATCGCGGCGCCACCGCCGGGCGCGTTGCTCGCGTGATTCGGTGGCCCACAGCAGGATCAACAGAGGCAGCAGCAGCGCGGCCAGCAGCAGACAGGTAAACGTGGTCATGGTGGTTTAAATGGTAGTGGTGGTGGCGCCAGCGGCTCGCTCGACCTGCTGACATCCACACACTACCGCATAGGTTGCGCAACTGCAACACCTACGCCATCCGCGACAGCCACAGCCGGCCAGCACCGCTGATCGACGCATGCAGCACCGTTGCCACCTTATGGGCCTGTGCATCCGGCAATTCCACTGCAGCAGCCCTCAGCGCTTGCCTGGTGGCATCCTCATCGCGGGCGCTGACGCAGGCATGGCACAGCAGAAAAGCGGCTAGATCGGGTGGGAGTTCCACTGTTGCTGTTGCGCAACTGCTCCGCTATTGTGGCAGTTCCCCACCAAGGTGCAGTTAATGCCCACCGCACTCACCGGCGATGCGCTTAAGGCCAAGGTCGCTGAACTCGGCCCGCAGCCCGAATCCGACATCGCCATCGCCTGCGGCTACATCACCGCCAACGGCAAAGCCAAGCTCTCAGCGTTCAAGGATGCCCTCCTGGCTGCCCATGGCCTGAGCCTCAAGCCCGCCAAGACCGGCGGCCGCAAGGGCAAACCGCTCTCCTTCACGGTCACGACCGGCAAGACCGGGAACATCGTGATGGCTGGCGGCTATTCCGCCCTGCTGGGTATCGAGCCTGGCGGCACTGTGCAGATCACCCATCTGCGTGATGCTCTGATCCTCACCGCTGCTGTTGTGCCGGCACCTGCCGCTACTGCTGAACCGGTCGCCGCGATCGGTTCGCCCGTCGTCACCTATGACTCTGTTCCCCAGCCTGAGCCTGCCCTGGCCGGTGCGGTTACTCCGTTCTGAACAACGGCACCGATTCATCTAGCGACGGCTGACCTTTCGGGTACAGCCGTCGCTCTGATGCCGTAGGTGTACGCAATGCCCGTGCCAGTTCGGCGCGGGCTTTTTCAATGCTGATCTCTCGCGCTTTGGCGTAAGCCTCAACGCCACGCTCATGTTCAGCTCGCCAGCGTTTGGAATCCAGCAAAACATCCTGCGTTTCGGGATCGGATTCCTCGACAGCCTCGTTGGGAACGGGGATAGCAACGCATCGGCAGCGCGGATGAAACGGAATTGGCGCCCGATCCACCGGATAGATCCTCCCGTTCCTGCTGGCACACGTCGGGCAGGTCCGCTCATCATTCGATGCCAACACCCTCACGTAACCATCGCCCCTTTCACGGGCACGCTGCAGGCTGCCTTTCACGTATGCAGTAGCCAGCTCCGACCTGGCGATCAACGCAGCACGCTGCTCAAGCCCTAGCCGTTGGTTGAGCCGTTTCGGGTCACGGGCGCCGCGTAGTGCTTCGCGAATCTGGCGTTCCAGGCGAGTGGGGCCCCAGCCACGGGCGATGCCTTCACCCACGATCTCCACCATCTGCGCACGAAACCGGGCCGTTTCGTTCTGGATAAACGCTGAGGCATTCAACGCTGCAGCGCGTACAGCCAAGGGATCAGCACCAGCGAATGGCACCATCGAATCCGGCTGGCTGACCATACGGATCAGCTCTGTTGCCAGGTCGCCTCCGAGCTGGGTAGCAGCGCGTAGGTCGCGTTCGTAGCCCTCACGCCAGAACGCCACCTCAGTGGGTGACATGAACTGCTGGGCATCCTGCAGGATCGCCCTGAACTTCGCTGTCGATTCAGCGGTGGTATATGCACCGGGCCGGCGAGTGACCTGCCCTTCAGGGTCGGTTGTGATACCGCCTATGTCGCTCAGGTAGGCGTTATACGACCGGCGAAGTGTGGTGAGCGTGCCGTCAAGCGAACGACGGAGCAGCGCGAGCGTATTGTTAACGCTGCGCCGCTCTAGTTCCGCCAGGGTTTTGGCGTAGTCATCAGCGATGCCGGTGAGCTGCCGTGGCCCTGGTGTTGCCATTCAGCGATCAGGCTGCTTCAGGGATGCAGCACGCGCCATCCATCGGCTCAGGGTCGTCGTCGTTCTCGGCATCATCGAAGGCGACCAGCAGATCATGCTTCACCATTTCGATGGCACCGACGATTTCCATCATGGACAGCGGATCGTCAAGATCCATCTGCTCCGAGACGGTGTTGTGCAGCGCTTCGTAGAGGCTTGCGGCAGACATGGTGGGTGGTGTCTGGGACGGCTTAGGTTTCCGGTTACAGCTCGCCCAGGTCGTTCAGGCCCACGTCATCGGCAGGTGCTGGACGTTCTGCACGGATGCGGTCCATTTCGTCCTCGACGCTGGTTGTGGCCTTGAGCCGGCCGGCGCGTTGCAGTTCCTCGATTGCGGACTGCACTGAGACGAGCTGCTCACCACCGGTTAGGTCTTGGAGTTGTTTGATGTCCGTTGCTTCCAGTGGCCGCTCAAACAGCGACGCGCTCATGGCGATGCCGGCATCTTCGGGGAGCTGCTCACCGGTGAACGCGCACCAGATCTGCATGAGCGATTGCACGGCGGATGTCTTGCGCTCAGCGATGCTGGCGATGGTCGCCTCAGTTTGCGCACCTTCAAGGCCCGCCTGCGTGGCGGTTTTCGTGCTGCCCGGATCGCCGTAAAGGAACCCGAGTGTCTGGCGGGAGATGAGCTTCTCAACCTCCTTGATCTGCTCACGCTGTTCCGCCAGGCTGCTGGCCGATGGTTCGGCGAAACTGAACGAACCGCCAGCGTCTAGATCAACGATGCTGTTGGGCCCGATCACCAGCGGCTTGCGGGCTTCACCAGGCGCAGGCGGTGTACGGCCAATGGCAACGGGCACCGGCATTGCACAGCGGCGGGTTTTGTTGCGCAGGTCTGAACGCTGCTGGAAATGCTCAATGCTGTGCTCCACCACCTGCCGGAGCGGCAGCTCACCCTGGCCAAACCCGGCATGCTCGGCGGGATACCAGACCACGGGCGGGAAGGGTAGCGGCTGGCCAGATGGGGTCTGGTAGAGACCTTCGGATTCGACTGAGACGGTGAGTTCGTTGCTGGCATCACGATCGATGCGGTAGACCGTCCAGCCCGCGCGGGTGATCACCTTGTAGCGGGGAACGGTGCGAACACCAAACGGCGGGTCGGGTTCTTCCTGCAGCAGCAGGATGCCAACCTGCTGCAGTGTTTCGACGCCATTGTCAAGGGCGGCGATCCAGTTGAGCACCTTGGCGCGAGGGTGCATCAGGAGATACGGCCTGCGGCCTTGGGCGATCTCTTCGGCAGCGTTCATCGGCCGACCGGCGGGCATGTCCACTGCCAGCAGCACACCACCATCACGGAGCATGAAGGTGTCGGCCTTCTCAAGGAACACCGAGATGCTGTTGCCCTCTAGGTCGATGTTGTCCACGGCATCAGCCATGGACTTAGGTGGATTGGAGAGCGAAAACTTAGACAGGATGCCGGTGAAGGCAACGATCGAGCTACGAAAGAAATCAGCGAAGACTGAACAGTTCAGCCGTGATTGATACGCCTCGGGCGGTTCGGCCTCTTCCTGCGGTAGGTATTTGGATTTAACGCCACGCAGCATGTGGAACGCGTCGTAAGCGCGATCAAGGTCGTCCTGCAGCTCGCGCAGGGTTGGATGCCGGTAGCTGGGTAGTTGTGGATCGTCTGTTGGGTGATCGAGCTGCACTGCCCACGCCTGGCCGTCATGTGGAGTTTTCCGTTACCGGCACAGCCAGATCGCATGCCACGTGCCGGCCATGAGCAGAGCACCTAGCAGGCCAGACCAGAGCGCCACTCTGATTTCATGATCACGGATAGCGCGATCCACCATTAGCCGCACGTCTTCCTGGCTCATTGGTGGATGGGAGGCGTGTGGTGTAATTGCGTAAGGTTTCCAGGCGCCTCATGCACGACCAACCGGTAGCGGTCATAAGGGATCCGCTCAACGCGAAACCATGCGCCGGGGTTGTCGCGGATGTAGCAAAGGCCCAGCGCGTGTGCTTCGGCTGCGGTGTCGAACTCAAGGAGGCTGGCCATGGCATGGCGTGGCTGTGTGGTGGTGTTCATAGCGTAGGGGTTGCGGTTGGGCAATAGCAACGGTTCAGCGGATGCGGAGCGGGAAAGCCCGGCGGTTAGGCCGGGCGGGTGGCTGGTGCGTCAGTCCACCAGCTCGGTGGTAATGCCCAGCCGCTTGGCATTCCGCCAGATCTCGCGGGCCTCTTTGGCTGACAAGATGACCCTGAAAAAACTGTCGCGGCCCCATTCCTTGCAAAGTCCGACGGTTTGATTGGCGCCTGAGCCAATCGAGCATTGGCTCATCTTCCAGGTCCGGCGCCGCAGCTCAGCACCGCTGAAAGTGCCGTTGTTGACCCAGACGGTCAGCAGCAGATCTGAGTTGTCACCGATGAAAGCATTGAGATCGCGCAGCTTGCCGGTAGCACCGCAGGCAAAGCAGTCGCCGTTCTGTATGTGGGAGAAATGTGGGAGCTTGCCGGAGCCACCGCAGAAGGGGCAGGTGCAGGTGGCGTTGTGGATTTTGGTTGCGGTCATGACTGGTGGTGTGGTGGTGGTGGAGGTCTTCCCTCCGATGCCCATACTGTAACCCGTGGCGGACACCATGGCAACCAGTGCAGGGGGCAGTTCACACAGCGTCACGTTTCCGGGCTCGTCGTTTCCGCTCCGCATCAGCAGCCCGGCCTTCAGGCGTCAGCTTCCAGCACCGGCTACACAACGGCGCTGTGCGGTCGCTGATCACGCTCCGGCCGCACTCAGGACAGGTGGGCAGCTGGGGGAGCTCACTAGCCTGGCGGAGGCGGAAGCGCTGGGTTTTCTCGCGGCTGGGTTGGCGGGGCATGTCAGTTCAGATCGACAGGCCGAGCGCTCTGCTGCGCAGCCATTCGGGGAAGTTGCCGTGTACTTGGTGGCCACCTGTCTGGTGGTAGTTCTTTCGCTGCACTTGGAGGTCTAGGCAACTCAGATCTTCAGACTGCCAGGCAGTGAACGCTTTGGCGCATGATGCCATCTTTGCTTTGCGGTTCCGTTGGCGAGCCTCTTCGGCAAACACTTCTTGTTTGATTTGCTTGCTGGTCTTGCCGCTATTACGTGCTGCACAGGTGCGGCCGTAATGCAAGATCCCGCCATCGCTGAGTTTCATAGCGACAGTGGCTTTTAGATCAGTGCGACCGCAGCAGTCGCAGGTGTCGATCTCGTCAGTGATGTAGAGCGCTTGCATGGCTGGTGGAGTGGTGGGGTAGGCGCCGGATAGGCTCCGGCGGGCCGTGGGGTGGGTTAGGCGGCGGCCAGCTGGCGACGCTGGGCCCAGCGCTCTTCCCGCTTGGCTTGCATCTTGGCGTGGTGGGCATCAGAGGCATGCACCGCCTTGAGCGCCTGAGCGTAGAAGGGGTGATCAGGGCGGACGCGAATCCGGTCTGTCTCGAAGTAGTCAGTCATGCTGTCGGAATCGTTCTGAACGTCAAAGGCCTCCCACACCTCAGCAGAAAAACGGCGGTAGTTCTTGGCGTAGATGGTGATCGTGCCTTGGGGGTGATTCAGGGTGTTGCCGATGCTGAAGCTGGCTTTCTGCAGGGGTCCGTTGTTGACTTTGATGCCGTTCCAGAAAAACTTGAAGGTAGTGGTCATGGCTGGTGCGGTGGTGTGGTGGGCGGGGCTCTCTCGCCCCTGTGATCACACTGTAACCCGTGGCGGACAGACTGGCAACCTTCGGGCAGGCCGGTTCACAATCCGTCATGCAACCAGCAGCCCCAGCTGCAGTACCTCTAACAGTTGATGGTCTTGCAAACCCAAGCTAGACGTCCGGGAATTCCCCCAGTAGCCCGCCATCGGCATCCACAAAAAACTTCCTCGTAGTGGGGATCGGCACCCGGCACAGTGCATGCAGCCAAGCGGCGCCGAGAGCAGTTGTCATCCACCTGCCTGGCTCTTTGTGGGTCGTGATCGCGCCGCATTCTTGCAAACATTGCAGTGCGTCCCTGACGGCAGGCGCATCAATCCTGGGATGGGGCTCGGGGCAGCAGTGGCAATGGATCAACACCTCGATAGCATTGGGCGTTTGAAGCGTGATGGGCTTCATAGGT